GAAGGGAAGTGGGGGAGATGGGAAGGCCAAAGAAAGACGGGGCTGGCATAGGGATTGCGGAGGCAAGGGATAGGCAAGAAGAGGCTTGAGAGGGGCTTCCCTATAATGAATAGGGAAGCCAAGGCGGAGGGCGTGAAGTGGTCGGAGTGGCTGCCCACTACTTTTCCAAGTGCCATCCTGCAAAATTCGGGTGCCGCAGCAAACCAGACTTAAACTTCTTCTTCGCAGAACACTTGAAACACTTGTTCAAATACTCTGATTGGTTTTTCCAAATATCCCTACGCAGCTTGTCGGTCATGCCACCACCGATGGTCAGCTCGACACCTACACCTAGTGGGGAGTAACTAGCTTGCAGTGCGCCGAGAGAACCAGTCAACCTACCGGTACCTTCAACAAACCCCGTGATATACAAATCCTCCGTGAGTTCAAACTTCGCACGCAACAAGGTTTGGTGCCAGTTGTCATTGTGGTGGCGGAAGACTAGCCCTTCGAATTTACCTTGCACCACCAGTAAGTTCCAGATAGCGAGCGAATCGGAGGTGGGGTAGTTTGGTGCTACGAACCAGTGGCTGGGTAAAGCTTGGTCATCAAGCAGTTGTGCCAGTTTCATGTACCGGGTGATGTATGGCAGGTTACGGTGGTCGCCGTAGTTGTCTTCCACATGGTCGAACAAAAAGAACTTACCGGATCGGTTCATTTCTTTGGACCACTCGGAGCCGAACATTAGTTCACCGATGTAAGAACCCGGTGGAGTCAAGATGCTTATCTTTTCCACCTTCTTGCACTCGCCTGAGCGAGAAAAGTATCTGGCGGTTCCAATTTTATCCACATCGCACTGGCACCAAATGCCGTCGTACTTCAGTTGGCAAATTGGATGGGTGGTTTGGTCAACGTGGGCGATGTCCACATCTTTGTAGTTTTGTCGGGAGTATCGGTCGTGAGTGCTCATTTTTCCAGTAGTCTAAATTCAATTTCAACACTATAGTTCTTTGCTGCAATCAGTGCTTCAATCATACCGGAACTGAATCCACGGTCGAGGTAGAAGATGACTTTGTCTGCAACTGCGTACCAGCGTAGACCGGCAGACATGCCTCGGGCTCTCTCTTCCGGTACACTGTCGTTTAGGATACCTTCTTGGGTATATAACAGATGTGAGGCTAGTGGGTCTTCGCCTCGGAGGAGTGAATCACGAACGCACTTTCGAGCATAGGTGAGGTTTGACTCAACATCACCAGCATAGGGTGATTCGATTATAACTAGGTTGTTCATTTGTTTTGTTTGTTTTGGTTTGTTTTGTTTCAGGCTAATACAATGAAAATTTCTTGTGCGTTAGATACCGGGTGCGCCCGAGTCTCACGCTTTATTTGTTTGGTTGCCACTAGGTGCTGGATCATTTTACCAAGATCCTCAACTCGTGGGACTTCTTTGAATAGGTCTCGTTTAACCAAACGTTCGGGTAGAGCATTATTCGGTGAGTGTCGCAGCATTTCCAACAACTTATTAGACACACCGGCTAGTTCATTCCGACCCACACCTTGGAACACCTTTGGTATATTCTCCTCCACGGTGCGCAATATTTCCATGGACAATTCCATGTGATTTATTTCAATGGTGTGCTGCGTGCCGGGTTCCCACTCACTAGCACTCACCAGCATGGCCACCTTCAGCATCTGAATTTGCACGGAGTTGAACCAGCCGTCCAACAGTGGGTCTTCTGGGCGTTTTAGATTGATATACCAATTACAGTAGAACTCCTTCGCACCTTCGCCCCATATAAATGGTCCCTTGATTGCTTGGATTTGACGCGCCGTTGCCACAAGACGAATCCAAGCCGCGTCCATTTCGGGTGTGACGAATGGGATTGGTATCCGCAAATCCGTATGCGTCTCATACACAAAGATTGCACGACGGGAGAAGCCGCCGGTGATTACGTCGTCCTTCAACTTTGCGGTGATCCAGTCAGGAACAGTGCAACCCAACAAAGTAAGGTATGGCATGGGGATTAGGTCCACACCTTTACCTTTCGTCTCGCTCTTATAGTGGTGCTCATCGTAAATAGTGGTTAGGAAGTCAAGCATGTGACCAGCATTTGCACTGCCAACAAATTGACTAAACTCGGTCACAAACACAGACATAGGGGAGTAGAGGAACTTGGACTGTTCTTCATCGGTTGGGTTAAATTTTCGTGGCACTTCTTTAGGTGCCACCAAGCACGCACGAGACTTACTGGCCATGGATTGAGTAAGAGCTTCTTTGGTTTGGCACTCGGCACTCATTGGCACCGAGTCACCCAACTCAAACAACAACTGCTTAGCAATCATCATAGCAGTTGTTTTTTTAACCCCCGGGCTGCCTGTCAAGATTACATACAAGTTTGGTCGAATGCAGAACATACCTAGGTCGAGCCAAACTTTACCGGAAACAATACTAGACAGTGCCACAAGAGCAGAGAACAGGTGGTATGATGGTGGGCATTCGTTATTTTGTGTAACGATTTGGTAGTCTTTCAAGAATGACATAATATTGTTGGATTGCACCCAGAAAGCCCACACCTTTATGGGGTGTGGGCCGGGAACACTTGCAACCTACTTAGAATGGATTATTTCCACCCTCGTCTTCGTCTTGCTCAGTGTCTGGCTCAGGTTCATCACCAAACACCAACTGCGTTGCCTTGGTAAAGCACAACAACTGTTGCCCACCTAACTCTTCCAGCAACTCAGACAGGTCAGCGGGCTGATAGGACTTGGACTTCATCACCTTACCCAACGGGTCATACACCAAGTAAGGTCTATCTGTCCCAGGTGCCACCAACTCGAACACCACATCTGTTCGACTAGGTAGGGCAGCCACCTCAGCCGCGGTCCACAGCTTGGTCATATTACTCTCATGCACAATACGGAACGCTACCGGCAAGAGGTATCCCATACCAACAGACAGTGCATCACCGAGCAGACAATACAATCGGTCACACAGTCCGTCTAGTGCCTCCGCTTGGTCCACATCGTATTCACCTGTTTCAGGATTGTAACTAAAGGCATTTGCAAACTCCTTAGTCTCCTCGTGGGTTAGCCTCAATCGCAGAGCCAGTCCAGAACCGCTCATACTTTCCACAGGAATATTGTGTAACTCCTGTTTAAACTTACTCATAAACGCTTTTACTTGCATCAACTGGTTAATCATATTCGTTCTCTATACTTTGGTGTTGTTCAATCGTTGGCATTCACTCCACGCCTAGAAGTTTTTTGAGTTCAGCGTCGAGGGAAATTGGATGCGGTCGGTTGCAGCGGAGGGAGCACTGACGGTAGGTGTAGATGCGGTCTTGCAGACTTCGCATTTTACGGATGCGTGCAATGGTGGCTTTCCAGATTTGCTCCAGCTCACCTTGGCAATTGCACAGCAGCGGCCAAGCGGTGGAGAGTAGGCAGATGTGGTAGGCGGTGATGGCGAAGTCTTTGCGGATGATTTGCTGGATTAGTTTTAGGTGGTCTTCGGAGTATGACCAAGCTGGACCGCCGTCGGGCGATGGGTATATGTGGGAGTGGTCGGAGTGGAGCAGGACGTAGACTGGTCGTCCGGGTTCGAATTTCGGGTTGGTCGGGTTTAGGTCGGATATATTCATGGCTTATGACTGGTGTGTTGGCCGTCTGGACGGAAGAAAGCAGATTCAGGTGATCGGCGTTCGATGGTGATAGCGCTTAGTAGGGTGCAACCGAATAGGTGTGGGTGCAGGAGTAGTAGGGTGGCGAAGGCACTGCCAGGGGTTCGGGAGTTGACGATGGTTTGTTCGGTTACACCTTTGTGTCGGTAGGTTATTTTTGTTTGCATATTTGGTTTGGTGGAGGTGGTGTTATTCTGTGTATTTCCAGTTCGGACCCCAACCACCTTCGACAGGTATGTTGATAGGCAGACCGTGGATGGTTAGTGGGATGTCGAACCACTCGGACTCGAATTTGGATTGTGCCCAAGGTTGGTTTGACTTGTGGGCTTGACCTGCTAACGCGTCGTGGATCATTAGGGTTGGTTCGGCCCGGAGGTTGCCAAGGGGAGTTCGGTTGGATGGGTCGTAGTAGAGGTTGGACAGGGCGTAGTTGGTGGAGTAGGTGGTGTTGGCTTGGGGTTCGTGACTTGCAGCAACACGGATGATGGAGTCTTCGATGTTGGTGCGGTTACGGATGTCGAGGAAATATCGGCGTTGTCCACTGGCTGCGTCAATATACCCATGGTTGCAGAGTTGTCGCCGGAGGTATTCGTTACGGAGTTCAATACCGTAGTAGTTTAGGTATAGGTTTTGCAGCCGCTCGATGGTGTTTTTGTGGAAGACTTTGAATTCAGGTGGTTCGACATTGCCGGCAATGCAGTTGTCGACCCAACCTTGGATGGAGCGTTCCAGTTGGAGTGATGCCATTAGGGCAGGTCGCATCCCGTAGTTGGACCCGTGTTGACAGCCTTTGGCGCAGGTGTAGGTGCGGGTGAATTTAGGCACCGTTTTGCATTGGTGCAACATGTGGTTGTGGTGGTGTTGGAGTGTGGGTAGGTCCCACTGGTAGACGTCGTTACCGAATTCGGTTAGTAGGACAATGACGATGGAGGGTTTGATTTTGTTCTGTAGGTGGACCAGCATTTTGTCATTCCCCAGAGCGGCTAGGTCCGCGGCGACTGTCCAAGCATCCGCACCGGAGAGGTCGTATTGGAAAAAGGAGTAGTCGTCGGTGTCGGGGATGAATAGTGTGCGAAGGTCTTTGGTGACGTTTTGTAGGTTCGTGCCTAGGTTTTCGACCGTAGGTTTGGTGGTGAGTAGCATTTCCCGGTAGGCTACACCGTTCTTTTTGCGCTGTTTGAATTCGATTTTTGACTTATTGACGATGGCTTCTACCCAGGTTTCGGAACTGGATAAGCGACCGGTGTCGGTGCCGACCGGGTTGTAGGTACACCGGATTCGACCATCCGGGAAGGCTTGGAGTTTGTTGAGGTCGGATAGGCGGGTTCGCGCGCGGGTTAGTTTGCCAATCTCCAGCAACACTGGGAGGTTGGTTTTGGTATACAAGGTGCAGAGAGCACCGAAGTCGGCAGTGGGAGTTGGCTTGCCGTTTAGTTTTTTAGTTTGGACTGGTAGGCTTAGGTCATTGTATAGGTAGTTTTGTAGCTGCTTTGGTGATTTGGTGTTCATCACGGACCCAACCATTTCGTTAACAATACCTTGTTGTTTTCGGATGTATTCCCAGGTAGTGTGACGCATAGTCGCGACTGCTTCGAGGTCGAGCTTACACCCTCTAAGCTGCATGTATAGGTATGGTTTGAGAAGTTTAATGTTAAACTGATAGTGCTGGAGTGACTTCGGATTTCCCACCAACGCTTGATCCATTTTGGCTGAAGAGGCCAGAGTGACCAAGGAATCCTTACAGCAGTATTCGTGGTGGACTGTAAGGTCTGCGACTTTACGTTCATCTTTGTAGTATGGTTCGTTAGTGTATAGTGAAGAGATGAAGCCAAGGTTTTTCGGGAGCTCACTGAATAGCTCCCACATTTTAAACATGGTGTCGTCGGTTATACCTCGCACTAGAATCTTGTGTCGCCAAGCAAATACGAATAGTTCATACATTGCGTTTTGCGCGGTTTTGGGTATAGTGGGGTCGCTCAACATAGCCGAGGTCCACTGCCATATTTGTACCTCTTCGTCGAGCGACCAGTATGGTGTCCCGTCTCTGTTCCGCAGTGGGACGATGAAACAGTCGTGGGCGCTTAGTGCGATGCTGTAACAGGTCACACCTACTTGATTAGGGTGTCCCTCAAGGTCGAATGCCATGGGGGGTTTGTCCCGCAGGATGGTGGCGAAGCGGTTGGATAGGTATTGGAATGTGGGTGTGGCGTTTATTGTACGGACCGGGTGTCGATACTCCGGAAAGCAGGATTGTTCTTTGGCCTTGCCTAGGTCACACCGGAATGGGATTGACAACCCATAGTTTCGCTGCACCATCCAAGGATCTTGTGCGGTTATGCACTTGAGTCGGAAGGTGGGTGATAGGAATATTGTCCCGCGTTGGGTGTGAGCGTTGTTACTTGCGCCAAAGACCCTGTTGGGTAAGTCACCCAACAGCAGGCAGCAGTTTGGCTTAAATGCGGCTAGGTCTTTCCGTAAGGTGGCAGTCGCCTGCACCACTGTTTGGTCGTCCGGTGTTTGTGTCCACCCGAATGTCTTCTTACCTGACGCATAACCAAGGAAGAGGCGGTTGATGGGGAGGTTTAGTTGGGACAGGACGAGGCGGACTAAGTGACCGGATGGTCCACTAAATGGGACACCTTTCACATCATCGCTTGGTCCTTCGCCGATTACGGCCAGTCTATGTCGACCGGGGTTTGCTGGTATTTGATTCACTGTTTGGTGGTTGGGTGTTCGCAGGTTAGTTCCACCAGCTTCGCATACCCCTGGATGTCCTTCCAATGGTCATCGAATAGTTCCTGACCACAGACAGCACGACTTAACTTATGCACGATCATGAACACCGCGAGAGTGGTGGTTGGTGATAGGTCGGCCCACTGCGGCATTTTACGAAAGACTGACATGGCTCTTTCAGTACAATACGCGTTGTCGTAGTATGAACCGTGGGTGGTTTCCCGACCACAAAGTAGGTCAGGGATGGTGTCTGATTGAGTGCTCATTTGAACGATACGCCTTTCAGTTCGCAATACACCTTCGCCACGTTGCTTACCTGCTGTGCGTAGTGCGCAGGGTCAATCTCGCAAGTCACGGGGGTGAAGCCACCCAAGAGCATTGCACGAGTGCTGGAGCCAACACCACTAAATGGGTCGCAAATGGTGGCACCCGGGAGTGCGACCGCTTTCATCAAAGTCTGCCACAGTGCTAGGGGTTTGATGAACGGGTGGTTGACTCCGGCGGCCTTATCCTCCGGCGTATTACCACCAAGGAAATAGTTCGTAGACTGTGCGGACACTAACCGACCACCTTCCTTTCGCATCACCATAGCAATCTCGGTGCTTTTCGTGAAGTTAAACTCTGCACGCTGGTTCATACACGAACTGGTTTTGCACCATACGAATGGCCACCGTTGCACTTTGAAACCAACAGCAATAGCATGATCGTATAGTGTCTGCCACTGTGCTTGATCACAGAACCAGATACAAAACCCCTTTGGTCGCAGGATGGAGTAGCACCCTTCTAACCAAGACTTGAACGCCGCTTCATTCTGTCCCACATCGTGTGTTCCGCTAACCCGTTCAATATCCTGTTGACCTTGGTTTGTTTGGAACAAATTACTCATCTCGATACCATACGGTGGGTCACAAACCACATGGTCCACACTCCCCGGCCCAAGCAGTTTGAAAAACTCCAAGCAGTCCAAGTTCCGCACCACCTGTGTCGCCACCTGCATTGCTTCCTCGACAACGGCTTGGTTAGATTCAAGGATTGACCTTGACTCCGCAAAGGATAGGACGTTTGTTGGTGGGGTGGTGGAGAACTCGTCGGACGGTGAGGATATGTTTGCAGAAGACTGGAATATGGTGGGATCGAAGGTTTGGACGAAGTTGGAGAGGTTGGATGGTGTGGAGGTTGGCGGTGGGGTTGGGAGTTTGGTGGCGAGGTCTTTTACTCGGTTGGCTAGAGCTATGGATACTTGGTCGTGTTTTAGCTTGGCCATGTATTGGAGTGCTTCGACGATACCTCCGCACTTCCAGATAAGGGAGTCGGGGTCTTTTAGGTGTTCACCAATTTCGAGGCAGTAGGAGACGTTACTGCGACCGCAACCGAGTAGTCGGCCAGTTTGCTTTTGGGTCCAGGTGGAACGGTTGACTGCGTTTTGTGCTACACGGATTTGGTGAATGCGGGAGATAGCTTGGACTTCTTCTTGCCAAGAGAAGTTGTGTCGTTGGACGTTTTCGATTAGTTCAAGTTCGGCTAGTTGACCGAGGTCGGTGATGGTTTTGGTAGTGTAGTGGATACCGAACAGGAGTTGGCCGGATTGAGCGAGGTTGGAAATGTCTGGGTGTGGGATTAGGTGTTCGCACAGGTCGGCGTAGTTTGTTAGGATGTGATCGAGTGCGCGGGAACGGCGACCACCGGCGATTAGTTGACGGTCGAGGGAGATGCAGATGGGGTGGATTAGTCCGTTTACGAAGATGTCTTCCGCAAGGGAGGTGATGTTTCCGTAGTCGACTCGGATTCGGTCGGCTCGTTCAATGGTGGCGAATGCTATTGGGTGTGTCATAGGTGTGCAGTTTTGGCAGGTTGTTTGGTTTGGGAGAGAAGGGTGTAGGCACCAAGGGTTGGAGCAGAAGGGTGGCGTCCATGTGGTTTCGGTATTTGTATCTTTCATTGTCGTTTTTTTTTTTGGCGTTGGTTGAGTTGTTTTACCACACTTCTAGCCTCCGGTCAGGTCGCTCACTTGCGCTATGTCCGCCGTGTCTCAGGCGATACTCAGTGCAAACACTCCAAACGAAGTGCCCTCGCTGCGGAGACCAGGAGTGTGGTGACAGCGCGTAACGCTCCGCTGTCATGTGCGTTTAGGTATGTTTTACGGGTTCTTCACTGTGTTCTTTTGTCTGGTGTTTACCCCTGTTTGGGAATAAATGCAGCGAACTCGGATTGTGCTGCATACACATCACCGGTGTTTGGATCGGTGCGTTCTTTACCGACTTTGGTTTTGGCGAAGAAGGTCAAACCAATGTAACTCTCCAACGTTTCGTCCCACACGCGTTCTGTCATGAGCGCGTCAAGGAACTTGCACAAAGAAGCAATTGCGTCTTTGTTGCATTCTTCTTCAGTTTTGGACTCTAGTTGTTTAGCACTCGGGGTGAGTGAGATCATATGTCGCATTGCATAACCCGGGGAGACGGAATTACCATTGATGTCGGTGGCGTCAGGAGATAGCAAGGTGACACCGATGGCAAGATAGTCTCCACCGGTTCGGTCGGATGTTTTCTTCTCAAAGGTTTTGATTGCGAATTCATACACACCACCGGTGAGGACAGGATAAGCGGTTGAGACTTCAGCGAGGTTTGTGTTTGCGAGTTGGTCGAATAGGTTCATAATACTTGTTTGTTTTGTTTGTTTGTTTTTGTTTCTTGAGACAGGTGTCTCAAAAGTGTTTAGCGATCTTGTTTGAGATCGGAAAGGTGTTCTTGGCGGTTGACTTCTTGCTCGAATTCTTCCTCCGGGGTTGGGTCAATTGGTTCTTCCTCAACTGGGTCGTTGCAGACGTAGCAATTCGGGTCTCCGCCGTGACAGCGCGAGCAGAGTGCGAGGCCGATGTAGGTGCTCATAGGACGAGGGTGGGTTCTAGGGAGAGGTAAGGGCAAAGGGTGGACCAAACTTGTTGGCGAGTTTTCCCCGTGACAGTTAGGCTTTGTTCCTTAATACTCAGTGAGTTGCCGATTTGCATCAGTGACTTGGGGTGGAAGCGGACAGAGTAATCCGAGCCTTTGGGCCCACTACTTGTTTCACAACGCCAAACGTCGGTGAAGAAACCGTTGATGTTGTTGCGGAGTGAGCCGCTTATGAGGGGCTTATACCCCACCGTTGCGCCGGATTTATTAACCTCGATGTGCTCGTGACAGGTCATTACAAATAGCTTACCACTCGCCTTTCCAGCCATTACAAACTGGGACATTAGGTTTTTGAACGGATTCCAGTGGCTCATGTTCATAACCTTTTCGCCGGCGATTATCAAGTCATCCATGCCGTTACCCTTACCGGAATTTGCCAAAATGTGCTTCTCCAAGTAGTAGCCGAGTAGGGACAGCCCGTCGATTACTATTGTCTTAACCTCCGGGTGCTTCACCGCTTCACCAATAGCCTTCATGCAGAAGGACCAACGTTTGTTCGGGTCAGGTTCGGTGTTTGGGTTATCGAACCAGAATGGGAATGGCTTCTTACCGTGGTTGTGGTAGCGGAGAGCACCGGCCAAGTTGTTATCACAATCCAGTATGTAGGGTGCCGGGAAGTTAAGCGAGAAGCAGGTTTTCCCCGCCTTGGGAGTGCCGATAAGCATCAGTGCAAAGGCGGAGTCGAGTTGGTAGGTGGTTGAGTCGTTCACAGCACACCTCCTATGTCAACAATTGTCCCGGAGTGGTCAATATTCTCGTTTGCCACCACCCAGAGTTGGACGTTGTGTTGGGTTAGGGTGGTGACCCATTGGTACAACCCACTCTCGTCGCGTTCTCTGGAAAAGGTGAGTGGACCGAAAGCTTGGCACAACTGGGATACTAGCTCGCCGGCAGAACCGTTTGGAGTGAGGTGTAAACCTAGGTGGTCAACAAGAATGGCACCAACAAATGGAATGACTGCCTGTAGTTCTAAGCTGGAGTAGAGTAAGGACTGGCAGTTGGTGAGGGTTAGACAGGCCAGAGGTATTTCCTCAATGGCCTGTTGGAACATATTATTCACAGTGCACCTCCTTTTGTTGCTTCAAATTCTTCCGCTTGCTGGGTTAGGCGAGACACCTCCTCGGTGAGCGAGGTAATGCGCTTTCTGATCTTCTCACCATCCCAGCCTGCCAACCGGTCTTCGTGCATTTTCACTGCTTCACTAGGCCCATTCTTGGAACAACTGAAACCCATTTCAGAGTTGGCCCACACTTTAGCGTCATAGTTCCGAACTATGTTATTCCCATGAATCTCAACCGAAATTGAGCAGTACTTGACAGTCGGTTGTTCTAGTATTCTATTGTGTAGGCAGGTTAGGTGGTTTTTGAGAGCCTCTTCAAGTTGGGCGAATGATAGTGGTGTTGTAGTAGTTTCCATATTTTGCGATTGTTGGTTTGGTTTGGTTTGGGGTTCAGAAAGGCACCCCATGCAGGGTGCCTGATTCGGTGGTGGCGACTAGCATTTGTTCTTTCAGTTTAACCTTCACAGCAGTCTCAGTCTCTAAATGCACTTCGTGCAAGCGCTTCAGTGCATCGTCAACTGACATCATTTCTGACCAAGACACGTTGAGAACTTCAGCCGGGTAGTTTGTGGCTGACGAACACACATTCGACATTGTGGTTGTTACTTTGATTCTAACTAATTGGTTCATTTGTTTACTTGGTTTGTTATTGTTGTCTACTATAGGAGAAATTGAATCCATCGTCGGAGGTGCGAACAATGGTGGCAGCAGGCCAATCACAGTGGAGTGTTTTACCAACCGCCCCTGTCGGATCATACCCTAGCGCCACACACCACGTTGCCCAGTCTGCTAGGTCAAAAGAAACTTGCGGTATATGTTCATCGTTTTCGTCAAAGGCCAAAATCCTATCACCCGTCATTAGAAATTTATGTATCTTTTTCATATTGGTGTAGGATGATTATTGGAACAGACCCGGGAAGGCTGTGGGTGGTTGCGGTTTGGGTTTTGCCTTGTCCTCAAGGGGAGACCAAGTGT